GAAGTCGGAAGAGATTTTCATCAGCGCGACACTGATGCGGCAAAGCTGGCTTATATCCACAAATCCCTTGACCGCCTCCATCAACTTTTGGGCACGTTCTTGACGGTGTTTCATGACAGCCTCGCTGCTCGTACCATTTTCTTTGGTAAGCCCGTGATTGAGGAAACGGTTGACTGCCAGCATATCGGTTGCTTCAATCGTGCCGATGTCACCTTTTCCCGTGCCGTAGCCAACCATTCCACGGATGGAATCGGCTTCATAAGGGGTGCAGTTGCGCAAGAACTCCAAGATGGTCTGTGCCTTTGCGCTGATAACGGGTATGCTTTCCTTCTTCTTGGATTCCTTGTTCGCGGAATCAAAAGCCGCAGTATCCTTGATACCCGGCTCCATGTTTTTAAAATTGTCCATAACGGTTGTTTTATAAAAGATTGGTAAATCATTTGTTTTTCTCATGAGCAGCCAGATAGCGTGCAGCCTCGCTGTCGATTTCCTCCTGCGACTTCACCCGTACCCGTTTCATCCAAGCGTCAAGGTCTTCCTTGGCGAAGAAGCAAAGTTTTCCTCCCGGCTTATAGTAAGGGATTGCACGGCGCATCATCATCTTGTAGAGATAACTGGGTTTCAGTCCGAGGTACCGGGCTGCTTCGGTGGTGGTCATTAAATTGCGTTCACTTTCCATATTCATTCGTTTTATAATTGTTACTTGTACCATTGGGAAACCGGAACCTGCTGTTTGTCAGTCTATAGTTTTCTTCTGTTTCCGATGCAAAGTTAAGTTTGACCCGAAGTGGCCCAATGGGGAACAAATGGGGAAAGTGTACAAAAAGGAAATGCGCCATACCGTTGTGTGTGAGCGGTATAGCGCATGGGTATAATGAAAATATATTTTGTCGAATGGGGAAACGGCGGGCAGCTATGGGGTGTTATTCAGCCGTCTTGCATTTTCGATGGCCTTGTCGATGGCTTTACGGAAATTCCGGTTCTCTTCTGTCGCCCCTTTGCCGCAGACATCGCTGCGGTGTTTGTCATAGTAGGACTTGGATATGCCGCAATGCTTCAGGAACCCTTCCGCCCAAAGTCTGCCGCGTTCACGCGGCCTGATGGCCTGTGACACGGAGAACACCATGTAGCAGACACGCAGGTTTTCTTTCGGACGGACGGTAACGGGGCGTGAGGTCGGCTTCAGGTTCATGAAATTAACGAAGTCGCTTCCCGATGCAAACTCAAATTGGCAGTCATTGCATACTTCGTAGATGAACAGGCACAGGGCAAGGTTAACGGTGTCCATCCATAAGGCCGTTTCCTGCAACAGACTTGCACGGCTCATGGCTTGCCCTCCTTCATCCGGTTGATGTCAGACAGGATGCTTCCGGCGATACCATGCAGGCGTTCCACCAGCACGTCAAGAAACATCGGCTTGAAACAATATACGCAGAAATACCTGTCGCGCTCCTGCTGCCACTCGTTATATAAATGGTCGGTTTGTGCGTGAGCCGTGTCGTACTCCGCTTTCTTGGCATCGCATTCATCGGACAGCTTCATGTATTCCTCCGAATCCAACGGCAGGAAATCCAGACGGTTGCTCAGTGCCAAATATTTGCGCCAGAGTTCAGTGGCGGCGGCTTTCGCTTCCTCATAGCGGAGTTCAAACGGTTTCAGGTATTCTTCAAAAAGGGTTTCAAAGTCCACAGCCTGCAATGGCTTCCTGTCAAGGGACAGGTATGTTCCACTCTCCGAAAAAAGGGAGGATGAAAATTTCAGAAGCTGATCCGCGTCCTTTTCCGCCAATGATTCCGCTTCTTCTACAACCGTGTTCGTCTCGCTGAAGTCCCGGTAAAACAGGGATAACAATAGGGCTTGGCCAAAAGAAAGTGAACCTTGCTCGCAAGTGGAGAGAAGCATGTTCACTTCGTGCAACCGTTGTGAAATATTTGATAGCGTACCACTCATAATCATAGAAACATTGTCATATATGCCGGAAGATACAGTATGTCTTCTTCCTTACGCATATCTTTCGTATAAACCAGATATTTGTTTTTTATCCGTGCCGAGAATTTTCTGCAAAAGGCATCCAAGGAAGCATGTGCCTTATAGCCGGATGATTTCACCTCGATGGGACTTACCTTGTCGACTTCGGCTATCAGAAAATCCACTTCGTAGTTATGCTTTCCGCTTTCTGTGGGAAATGTGTAATAGTACAACTCATGTCCGGTGGCTTTCAACATCTGGGCGATGACATTCTCATAGACATACCCTAAATCCGCGCTCAGTTTGTCACTGAGAAGCTTATGATAAATCGTGTTGTCGGTGAACTTCTTATCCCAAAATGCAAGAGTGACGAACAAGCCAGTGTCGCCAACGAACATCTTGTATTTGTCCGGAGCTTGATGTAATGCCATCCCCGCACCCGGATCATTGGCATGATAAGCCATGTTGACCACCATTGATTCCTTGATTTCTGAAATGATTTCAGCCAGTTCGGAATTACGTTTGCCATCTGTCGCGCTCCATGCCAGATACCTGTTGGCGTTGCTTGTCAGCTGTGCCGGAATCTGATGGAACATCTTGGAAGCATTGCCGGTCGGATCAATTTTATTGAAATCGTCTTCATACAATGTTATGATGGAACGTTTCACACTGTCTACCTTTTCAAGATTGTTGGTGTCAAGATAGGAGGCCACAGCCTGCGGCATACCGCCGATAAGCATATACAAGCGGAAATCACGCATCAACTTACGGTTCGTGGCATCACCCAAAGAAGTCCTGTTGTGGAAACAACTTTGGAGCAACTTTATCGTTGCGGTATCTCCCAACGCCCACTTGAACTCTTCATAGTCCATCGGAAACATATGGACTTTGACTTCCTCGCTTGGAATAAGAATATCCTTGACGTTCTTGCGGATTGAAATCAGCGAACCTGTTTCTATGTAATCATATTTTCCGTCTTTTACAAGATATTTGATTGCCTGCCTTGCTTTAGGCGCAAGTTGGACTTCATCGAAGATTATGGCGGACTTGCGTTCTTTCAATTCTATACCGTACTCCAGTTGCAGCCGCATGAAAATACGGTTAAGGTCAGATACATCATTGAACAAGTCGCGGATTTCGGAGGAACATGCGGCAAAATCCACCAATATATGGGTGTCGTATTCGTTTGTCGCAAATTCTTCAGCAACGGTGGACTTCCCGACACGCCTTGCACCCTGTATCAGCACGGCTGTTCTGCCCTCATCTGTCCGCTTCCATCGCAGAAGTTCATCGTAAATTTTCCTTTTGAATATCATAGATTGACTTTTATTGATGGCAAAGATAATATGCGCTGCACGAATCTCAAAATATATTCAGTTAAAAATAACACTAATCTCAATTTGTTTAGACACAACGCATAAATCTCAAAATTTATATTACACAATAATACAGCAATCTCATTTTTAGATGAATCCAAGATTCTCTTGTTCTAATCTGTGGCTTCTTCCCGCTCAAACATCCTGTCCACCATATCCACCGCTTCAATCTTCTTGCTGTCGACAATTTTGGCGTAAATCTGCGTTGTGCGCACATCGGCATGACCCATCAGCTTGCAGGTGGTATAAAGGTCGGCTCCAACGGTCATCATCATCGTTCCGAAGGTATGACGGCTTGTGTGGTAGGTGATTTTCTTGTCAATGCCCGCCTTTTCCACCCATTGTTTGAGTATCTTGTTGGTTGTGGGTCGTGATGGCAGTTCTGCAAACACAAGTGTTTCATCATTATTATCAGGCTTTCGTTCAGGCAGCCACTTGACGGCATTTTGCGAGAGCGGCGTATAAATGGGCGTAGATGTCTTCTGCTGCACGGTGGCAATCATATACCTGCCGTCATTGCAAATAATATCTTTCCAGCAAAGAGTTTCCATGTCGCTCAGGCGCAGCCCGCAGTAGCATGAGAACAGGTAGGCTTGCTTGACAGTCTTGTTGCGGCATTCCGTAGCGATAAGAAGTTTCACTTCCTCAATGGTAAGGAACTGGCGTTTCGACTCCGGCTTCTTGACCCGCTCCGAAGCGGACAACAACATGAACGGATTCTCGTCCAGCCACTCTGCCCTGACTGCGGCGTTCAGGGCTATGGAGAGTTGGGAAATGTAAGACACGACAGTTCCCTGTTCAAGCGGTTTACCATGCCTGCCTGTATAAGTGTGCTGGATCCAGTCAATGAAGCCGAGTACCCATTTCTTGTCAATGTCACCCATCCTTGTGCTTTTGCCATATTGGTTGATGATTTTTATGATGCTTCCCAGTTTCTCGACATGCTTGATTCCTTTGCGCTCCTGAATGGCATAGAATTTTTCCAGCCAGTCCGCCAGCGTGAGTTTCTGCCACGCTGATTTGCTCTTGATTCCGGCTTTGGAGTTTGTAATCTCGATGATACGTTGAGACTTGATGGCCTCGACTGCTTCACGGGTGGCGCGGTTCTGCTCCCTGACCCTTGCGTTTACTTCCGGCAAGTGGTACATTTTCAGAAACTCATAACTCCGTTTGCCGTTGACATAGATGTCAAGGTAGTACGATTCAGAGCCGTCAGCAAGTTTCTTGGTGCGCACTCTTACAGGCTCTTTCAGTTTGCTTGATTTCTTGTTTGCTGTCATATCTAAAATGCTTTATCTATCAATGAAACCGCTTCCTCTTTTTTCTTGTCTATGATTTTGGCGTAGATTTGTGTGGGACGTACATCGGCATGTCCCATCATCTTGCTTGCGGTATAAAGGTCAACCCCTGCGGTTATCAGCATCGTGCCATAGGTATGGCGGCTCAGGTGGAAATGAAGATGTTTGCCCAGTCCGGCCTGTTCCGCCCATTTCTGTAAATGCTTCCGTAGGACGCTATGTGACGGAAGCGAGAATACGGAAGACTCCGGTTCTCTGCGCTCAGGAAGCCACGACAATGCTTTGGCAGGAAGCGGAAGCGATATGGGTTTGGAGTTTTTTTGCATTACTACCGATACAAAGTGCCGTCCGCCGTTGACCGATATGTCTTTCCAGCACAAATTCGTAACGTCACCTACACGCAACCCGCAATAGCAGGCAAACAGGAATGCCATGCGTATATTCTCCTTTACATAAGGGGTATTCTCCAGCTTGCGGACTTCATCAAGGGTCAGAAACTCACGTTTGCTCTCCGGTCTCGCTATCTTTTCTTGGAAACTCAACAACTTCCAGGGATTGTTCTTTATATATCCTCTCTGCCATGCCGCAGACAGGATTATGCCGAGAATCCAGAAACAGGAACAGGCTGTGGCTTGGGCAAGCGGCTTTCCCTGCGGAGTGAGAGGCTCGGATTTCAGCCACTCGGCATAATCGGTACAGAATTTCTTGTCCATGTCACAAAGCCTTGCACCGGGATAGAACTTCTCGAACTTGGTACGTGATGCCCTTAAATGCCGATATGAAGGCTGCCCCCGTTGCTTGTATTCCTCCATCAGCAAGTCTATAAAATCGGACAGCGGCATTTTGGATTTGTCTTTGGCCGCTTCCTCCCGCGCCTTGTCATCAACCATGTCTTCGGTCTTGGCGAGAATAATCTCCTCCGCCTGACGGAGTGTCTTCGCGTTCTCACGTTTCGCCTTGACGGATGTTTCCGGCACAAGATACAGTTTAAGGAACTCGTATTCGTGCTTGCCGTCAACAGTACGGTCTATAAAAAGGGATTCACGACCGTCCGAGAGTTTTCTTCTACGCAACTTGAACGGACTTTTATCTACTTTTGACTGCTTTCTTCTACCCATTATGCTTCAGTTATTTATATCCTGATGCAAAGATAGAAAATAGCTTTGATATAAGTATCAAAACAAGTAACAAAAATAATTCAAATAAGGGTATAAATGGAGTTTTACAAGAATGTATAAGAAAATGAACTGATTTATATAATAAGCAGATATACAATTAAATACATTCGTATTTTGTAGAAATATTATCCTTTCATTTCTCTTTGATTATATGTATTTATTCTTTTCCCTCCTTTCGCATCCAGCACA